AAATTTAGCAGTCCATAAAACAGCATCTAAATCGTTTAATATTTCTAATTTGTTTCCTGCTGAATAATAAGTTTGATATACTCTCGGAACATCAATTAATGAATTATTTGTAAGCGCCTGAGTAAACGTTGCGCCCGTGTTTAAATTTGTGTATTTTGCTTTATAAGAAGTTGCTGTTTGTACCATAATATGACCTGCTCTTCTATTACTAAAAACGTTTGGGCTTAACCCTGTGTAATAATAATTGAAAGTGCCTTCATCGTGTAATATATCGTAAACTAAATTTGGGTTTGACCCTTGTTCATAATACCCGAAACCGTCAAACGCTTTTAAAGTAATATCACTACCTACTTGATAATAACTACCACCGCTTAATTTATACTTTTGTATTTTAACGTTACACCATTGACTTGTATTACTTGCAGGAAAAGAATTGTAAATTTCTTGTCTTGTATTCCAGCTTAGGTATTCACGTATGTAAGGGCTTAAATTATAATACGTCTTTACGTTGTTTGAAGCAGGTATCAATTTACTTAACGTATAAGTTGGGTTTATTGGTGCTGAACCTGTGCCATTCCAAATATATAACCGTACCCTTGAACCCGTTTGTAAGGCTTCCGAAATTTCAACTATATAAGGTGACCTTGCGAATATACTCATCTTTTTAAATTTTGTTTTAATATGTCATCAAACATTTCTACTGCTTCTAATCCAAATACTTCTACTAAATCCTCTGGCAGGTTCTTAAATGCAGATTCAAATGGCTTAGTAAAAAACAAAGTAGGTTTTAAACCACGTGCATAAATATTACGCCCGATTACTTGCGCTATTGTTTTGTAGTTTCCTTTTTTAAACTTGCCGTTTTCATCTCGTAGTCTTATGTTTTTTCTTTTAGCCCACTTTTCTAAATTACCCATAAAAGTGTTCCATGTTCCTGAGTGACTGCCGCTACCAAATTTAAACCTACTATTTGGAGCTTGTTGCCCTCGTATTTTTGCATTCTTTGAAACGTTACTTGGATTTGCTCCTCTAACCCCTTGGTCTTGGTAAAACCCGTACTCCTCCATTTCAAAATAAATGCCTATTGAATTAGGGAACGCCTTGGCTTCACCTTTAATCGAATTATAAAGTTTACTTGAAGCCTTTTTATTTTTTTGCGTTAAATTCTTTTTAGCTTGACTAACAACGTGGCGTACAAACTTATTTAATACTTCTTGCCTATCCATCACAAACCGTCATTTCGTTGCCTACTAAATAATCAAATGTCATCGTCCAGCCTGCTAAATTGTTTTCAAACCGCTCAACAAATGGCTCACACGTTGGGTTGCCGTCAATTATTCCTAAGTTAGTAAAAAAGTTACCTCTTACAAGTTTATCGTAAACACGGTTTAACATTGTTATCTGAGTGTTCAATACGTCCTGCTCGTTATCGTTGCCTATAAAAATATCAGTTGTTTCGTCTTTTGATATATCCACTACGTCCATAGCAATTATCGAAATATTATAACGAATCACATTGTTTTCAAACGTAGCGTTATTTATCATAATATGCGACAAAGGAAAAATAGTCTGCTTAGAAAGGTCAACCTGGAAAATGTCCCCTTCCGTAACCGTGTTTACTAAGTTTGTTGCCTCTAACTCAGCTTTAATAATATTCAATAATGCATAGTAACTCATGTTCTTTTCATTTGTCGTTTTAATTCACGTTGCTCAATTTCGGTTCTTTGCTTTTCGAAAGTAAGGTAGGTAAGTGCTGTTGCAAGTGGAAGTTTGGTGACTTCGTTAAATTTTGTGATATCTCCCTTAGCGACTGCATATATTGATTGATACCAGCCCCATTGCTTGTTAAATTGAGTTCTTTCGCTAAAATCTGAGATATCTCCTTGTCCTTCGTTATCTGATTCTCCAAATAATACAGGGTAGCCTCCAATAACTCGTTCTCTAAATTGTAAAAAAAAACCTTTGCTGCTAATGCTATATCCAAAGGAGCGTATTCCATAACCTCGGCATAATTTGCAGAAGAAACATAAGGCTCTATTTTATACTTATCTCCGTGTTTTTCTACTATCGGGCGATACATTACAGCCATCGCTTTATGAAAGGTCTTTACGTCGCTTATATTCGCTTCTAAATCGATATATTCACCCCAACTCATGTTTTCTAAGTTCGGTATAAACCCAAACTCAGTACCTGCCAAAGTAAATCGGTTTTTAAATTCCGTTTTTTTCTGAAACATTGTAGCAAAATGTATGCTTAACGCTTCAACTTCTTTAAATGGAATCTTAACTATTTCTTTTAGTTCGATACCGCAAAAGCATTGAATCATTTTTTCTGCTAAGAAAATCTCATCATTCGTGTTTTCGGCAATACCTAAAAACTTTTGATAGTGCTTTAATGGAATTTCACTAAGTTGCGTTGGAACGACTAATTCTAACTTCATATTATTTAAACGTTTTATTTTGTTTATTGTAGTACATAGCTACCGCATACGCTTCGCCAAGTAACATTAAATGCTTTCTTATACTTTGAGGGTCGTTAAAAACTATCTTTACACGCCTACCCGTTCGAATATACACATAATGCTCAACTTCTCGGGTTAATATCGGTGTCTCATCTGTCATTAACGTATATTATATGTGCCGTAATTTCTTTTGAGTCCGAGTGTTTCCATTTCGTGGTATCTCAGCGCGTCGATAGCGTGGTTATTTGTGTCAATAGGTTTGTTCAATCTGGTTCCTGCTTTGTCTACGTCCCAACAATACGCCCTTAACTCTTTGATTAAATTAACGCTGTTTGAAGTTACTAAATATTCCTGTTGTTGCATAACATCAATTCCGTAATTTATTGAGTCTTTGCCTTTTGTTACGCCTTTAATTGTTATTCCGTAGCGTCTTATTTCATCAATGCTTTTAGGTTCTGAACTATCAGCGTACACTACTACGTTTTTTGGAAGTCTTTTAGCTATATCGCTGTTTAACATTCCTGTTTGGTAAACTAATTCGTTGAGGATTCGTGTTCCGTTATAATTGTAAATTTCTATTGCAGAAGTAGGGTCGTTCGTGTAACCAAAGTCTAATCCAATACCCACTAAACGAGCATTACTCGGTAACTGGTCGATTTGTTTCCAGTTGCTAAATATAACCCCCTCAAGCATTCCTATTTCACCTAATCCATAAACACGCCACCAATTAGCCCAATAAGAACTTGTTTCAGCTTTTAAACGATTCTTTTCTATTTGCTCAACTATTGAGTTATCTAAGGCTTCATTATCCTTGTAGGTAAGTATTATAAACTCTGAGTCGGGTTCGTCTTTTAGTTCCGTATGCACCCAAAATTCGTTAGCAGGATTAAAGTCTAAGAAGACTTCTTTTTTCGTTCTAATAGCCAATTCGTTATAGGACTCAAAAGATATATTGTTGCACTCATTAATATAGAGAATGTCACGACGAGCACCCCGTAACTTAGAACTATCATCAGCCGAAAAAAACTCGATAAAACTGCCGTTAGCAAATTCATAACGTAAAAGTGTTTTATTAAACCTATCATCGAAGTAACGTCCCGTCTCTTTCATAATTTTTAGAAAGTCTTTTAACGCACCTCGTCTTAAATGTGGTATTGATTCCGCAACTACACTAATCTCCATTCCTGAATAAGTAGCAGCCTTTGTAATTAACACGGGCAAAATTCCGTAAGTTTTACCTGCATTGTCTCCCCCTACTACTTAATTCATAGGGGGATAAAGAGCGGAAGTTCCGCCCTGGATAATTTTTATCCGTTTTTTTAGGGCGTTAATCTTCCTTATTGCTGTTGTTATTATCATATAAATAATTTAGTTTGTGCTGTTTGGTTATTTATTCTTTGCATTGCTTTATCAAAATATTCTTTGTCAAGTTCGCATGCTGTTAAATCAAAGCCGTAATCATGGCACGCTATTGCAATACTTCCTGAGCCAAGATGTGTATCTAAAATTTTATCTCCTTGCTTTGCGTATTTATCTAATAGCCATTTGTAAAGTTTAGTTGGCTTTTGGGTTGGGTGTATTTTATTTTGCCCTGTTTCGTGTTTTGCTGCACTTCCGCACCAATGTATTTTTGCTAATCTTACAGGGCTATCAAATGAAGTCCAAGCTATTTCGCCATCAGCAAATAAACTATCACCATTATTTTTATCCCAAAATATCCAACAAGGGCTATCTCTTTGTATTTTACTCATAAAGTAGTTCCCGCCCCAAACGATTTGATTTTTAGATACCCTAAATAGTTCATCCCAATATTCCTGAGTAGGCGTATATTTATCCCAGTCCTTTGCCTCAAACTTTGTTCCTCCTGCTTTACTCACCCATCCATTTGCAAGTTTTTCCGCAATATCAATCCCATAAGGCGGGTCAACAATAGCCAAATCAAAATAGTTGTCAGGATAACGAGCCATTAGCTCCATGTTATCTTCATTGGTTATCGTCAGCATCTAATTTGAATAAAGGTTGTTCAATATTTGTTTGTTCAACTTGTTCTTTTAAGTTGTTTAAACGCTGTGTAATGCTTGGATTGTACTGTCCTACCATACCTCCTTCTATTTGGTCTCTACGGATTTCTTTGCGTATACGTAAGCAGATAGGTATAAATTCCTCGTATCTTTTATCTATGTTTTTAAAATATTGCTCTACTTGACCTACTTCGTCCCAACAAAAAACCTCAAAGCCTTCCATTGTTAATGGTCTTTCTAAAGGTTCTGCTCTCTCTTCAAATTCCTTTCCTCCGAATACGCTTTTTATTCTTGGGTTCGCCTTTACGTCTGTTTTATATCTTTCGAATAGTTCGTAAAGTTGTTCGGGGCTATCTAAGTTTCTTGGTCTTCCTACTTTTGCCATAATT